ATATGGCAAAGATTCAGAATGAAACAGCTTATAAAGCTGCAATGGAAAGAATAGAGGAGCTTCTTCCACTGGTAGATGATGATACCCCTTTGACAGATAAGAATCTTATCGAATTGGATTTATTATCTGGTCTTGTAGAAGAGTATGAGGATGAACATTACCCAATTAAAGCTCCGTCTTTGGTTGATGTGATAAAATTGCGTATGTACGAAATGAGCATTAATCAAGCAAAGTTATCTGAATTACTTGGAGTAAGTCCTTCACGTATTAGTGACTATTTGACTGGAAGATGTGAACCAACCTTGAAAGTTGCTCGTGAGATGAGCCGGAAGTTGAATATTGATGCCAATATAGTGTTGGGTGTATGATAGATGTTAAGGAATTAAGAATTGGGAACTATGTTTTCCCTAAAAATGATAGTGGAAAAGAATCTGTAATTGGAGAGGTTTTTGCTATTAACAATTATTTAGTAAGTGTAAAGGGGAATCATAACCAATATGATTATCATCTTCTTGAGCCTATACCTCTTACAGAGGAACTACTTTTGAAGTGCGGTTTTACAGAATTGTATTCAGACTCAAAGGGCTATATATATAGTGTCAATAATATCGAGTTTATTCGTTCCTATTTTGATACTCCAAGTTACTTTATAAAAACGAATGAAGAGAACGTATTATTTGAAAAGCCCATAAACTATCTTCATCAGCTTCAAAATATATACTTTGCCTTAATAGGAGAAGAACTTAAAGTAAATTTATAATATATTATCTAATTATATTAGGCGTGATTCCATTCGGTTTCACGCCTTTTTTATACCATTTTACGACAATCGTTTTATTGTCGTGTATCACCTATCTGATAATTTTTCACCTTCTTTATAAATAACGAAATTTACCGTAGAAATTTATAAATCAAATTCATACGGTATGACAATCTTAGAACAAATCTTGGCAGGGCTGCAACAGAAGTTTACTGGGGTGGACACTGCTATTCTTACCCGTATTGCCACCAAAAAGGCAGAGGGTGTAACGGACGAGACAAAGGTAAACTCTATTGTTGAGGGTATCAGTTTTTCGGACGTGCTTAATTCCTATGGTGATTTCCGTGCTGGGGATGCTTCAAAAACAGCGGTGACTAACTATGAGAAGAGGCATAACCTTAAAGACGGTAAGCCAATCGAGAATCCCAATCCAAATCCAAAACCGGAAGAGAACAAAGACGATGTGCCTGCATGGGCGCAAGCCTTAATTGATTCCAACAAGAGCCTTTCTGACAAGCTAACACAGTTTGAAACGGAGAAGGCTCAGGCAACACGTAGCCAGCAGATTTTGGCAAAGGCTAAAGAGTATGGTATTCCCGAAAACTACGCCAAGAGGTGCGCCATTAAAGACGATGAGGACTTGGACGCATATTTCAAGGACTTGAAGCAGGAGTTCGCAAATGACGGCTTCAAAGGCGTGACCCCTCCCGAATCAGCGGAAGCGAAGATTGAGAAAGAATCTGAATCTATCGCCAAGATGATTGATGAGGGAACGAAAACTATTGTTGAACAAAACAAGAATTAATTATGTCAGCAGGATTTAAGTATGACTTGGTTCCGCCCGTTGAGCAAGAGGAACGCTACGATGTCCAGACCGGCATTCGTAGACGTGGTCCGTTCAAACTTGATACGCAGAACCTGGTAGTGGGAAGTTTTCTTCCCGGATTTACACCGATTTGTGCGGACTTGAAAAACAAGTTCGCTTATGCGGTAATCAATGTGAGAGTTACGGAAGCCTATACCACTGGTGGAGAGGCTTTGTCTATCAAAGTAGCCAAGAACTCTTTGGCTTATGTGGGTATGTTTGTCGGAAACGGCAAGAAAGGTGCAGAAGTAACGGCAATTGATAAGTCTAATGCCGGTTATGATGTATTGACTATCAAGGCTGCTTTTGGTGAGGATATTGCCAAAGATGCTGTATTATTCAATGCGGTTGCAGTTGATGGTTTAAAGCAAAAGCATGTGGCTAATTCGGCTCTGTTTAACCGTACAAAGGTTGAGGACGGAATCACATTGGTTTCATTGCTTCGTACAGCCGCAGAAATTGAACCCTCAAAATTGGTTATGCCGTTCTCCGAGAACGATAAAGCCAACATGAAGGGATGGTTTGAATTTAACGAGTAAGGAGGTAGGATATGTTTTTAACGATTCAAACATTATTCGATGATGCGAACATTGTTTCCGCTATCATCAGACGTGTGAACCAGACACGCAAGGACACAATCTATTGGCAGCAGTATCTTACTTTCCGCAGAGTGACTACTCGTGTGTTCAAGGATTATATCGGTTCTGTAACCGGAGTTATGGCCGGCTCCATCAATTCGCGTTTTGGAGAGAAACCCATCCGTGAACGTCGGAACATCGGTTCCGGATATGGTGAGATTGCCTATTTGGGTGATGCTTATCAGATGTCTATTGACCGTCTTTCTGAATTGCAGGATTTGATTGACAAGTTCAATGCAGCTAAGTCAGCCGACCAAAAGGCTGCAATGGAAGAGATTGTAAACTTCCTGGCAGACGACTACCGTCAGATTACCCTTGCTGCCCACAAGCGTATGGACATTATTGTCGGTGCGCTGTTGATGCTTGGTGAAGCCACCGTTTACAACAAAGACGCTGCAATCACTTCCGGTCAGACCAATAATAAACTGCTGGAGATTACCCTTCCGTTCAACTTTATCAAGCCGAAAAGTGGAGATGTGGTTGTGGACGGAAAGAATATGTTTATCTCTTATTTGAGAGAGAAACTTCATTCTTTAGCTCCGGATTTTGGTGTTTATGCCAAGATGATAATGACCCGTGCATCTTTCAACAAGCTTATTCTTGGTTCATCTGAATTTGGTGAGCAGTACAAGATGATTCTTGGTTCTAATGAGATGAAGTTGAGTACGGGATTGGTTTCCTCTTCTTTGGCTTCCGAAGTGTTCACCGGCATCGGTCTGCCTCGCATCGAAATCAAGGAAGACTACGTGAAAGACCAGACGGGAAAGAATGTGCAGATTTACGCGGATAACCGTATTACTCTGTTACCTTCTGACAACATTGGTTATATGCGCCATCATACCCCATATGAAGCGACAGACCCGGTACAAGGACGTACTTATATCCCGTCAGAGGGGCAGATGCTTATCTCCAACTACCGTGATAAGAACGGTCGCTACATGGAATATACGGCAGAGTGGATTCCGCAGATTTCCAATCCAGATTTGATAACCAATTTCGATTTGAGCGAAATTGCATCCATCCAATCAGCATAGGGGGGGTAGGATATGAAAGTAAAGGTTATATCAGTTTTCCGCGACAAGTTCACCGGAAAGTATTATACTCCCGGTGAAGTGATTGAAGTCGGTGAGGAAGCCCGTGTGCTGGATATGGAAAGCCGCAGACTTGCTGAACGGATTGAGGCAAAAAATCCCGAAGTGAAAGCCCCTGAAGAAAAGAAGGAGGTGAAAATCTCCCTCTTTGAAAAGGAGTTTGAGAAGAAGACTTTGATTGATGCTTTGAAGTCTATCGGTGCGCAGGCTTCTGGCAATATGAAAGAGGAAACTCTTTTGTCTAAGGTTTCAGAACTGGATGAAGAATCAACAGCCAAACTGAAAGAAGCATTAGGTATCGAGTAAAAGGATAGGGTAGTGCTTCTACCCTTCCATTGTCTAATTTTATAAATCAGAAAAGAAATGAAGAATTTTATTTTTGCCATGTGTGGTTTTTTGATGATGTCTTTGGTTTCGTTGAGCGTGCAGGCATCAAGTGTGGAATCTCCCAAGTGTGAATATGTGAATCCATCGGCTAATGCCGGTTTGCCGGATATTCAGTCTATCACTTTGGAAACGGCTCCGGCTGATTGTGTTGTACTAACCATGCCACAGACTATATTCTTGGTTGCAAATAACCCGGCTATGATGTGTTCAATAAAAGAGGAAGCGGCTATTCAAGGGATACGAATTAATGTTCCCAAATGCCCGTTCAGATACATCTATAAATCAAAGTATTGCACGCATTATAGCTATACTGCATATTGTAAACTGATTACACCATATTGAATGATAACAGTCATGAGTAACAAGGAGTTTGTATTAAGCGTATTTGATAAGAATACCCCGTCTAATCTTGTAGTTGAAAATATACTTTCAAGGACGGGATTAGATGGTGAAGAACCTTTTACCGAGGAAAATCGGGCAAGATTAGAGGTCGCTTGTGCCAAGCAAATTCCGTGGATGATACAAAATCCATCTTCGGTCAGCGAAAGCGGATTTTCTGTGTCTTGGTCTAATTATGTTGATAGCCTAATGAAATTGTACTCATGGCTGTGTAAACAGTACGGTTTGAAAGACGAACTGGGTAACAAACCTAAAGTAACTTTCTTATGATATTCGCTCCATACATATTGCAGGTAAAAGTTATCACTCCAATGGATAAAGATGAGTTTGGCAGACCTATTCCCGGAACAGGTGGTGAATACTGGCAGGAGGTATGCAAGTGCCGTTGTGATGATAACACTACCAAAGAGTTTTCATCTGATAACGGCTCTGTGTATCGTCCGAATTATCATGTGGTATGCGAGAAGAGAATTACTGTCAAGGCTGGTGATGAAGTACGTTGCATGGATGGTGATAGCGTAAGAGGTCAAGGCGAAGTTTATACAGTGAAGAGTACAAACTACTTTAACTACTCGGAATTATGGATGTAGATTTCGATTTCTCAGATGTCGACTCCTTTTTCGATGAAGGAGAATGGGAGGTCGAAAAGAAGATGATTGATGTAGGCGATGAAGCCGTGAAGTACGCAGAGGAACATGGGGATTATCAAGACCATACACTCACTTTGAGAACGTCCAATGATTACGATGTCGATAAAGACGGTTTGACATTGAAAAACGAAGCGGAATACGCATCATTCGTAGAATCTAAAGGGTATGATGTTTTGAGTAGTGCTGCTTTATTTGCGGAGAAACGATTAAAAGAAGAATTTGAAAAATGAAAAAGTATATTGGTACAAAGTTAGTTCAGGCTACACCTGCAATTCGCAAGGGTGGTAAGGTATATCTGCCCACTGATGCTATTCCAAGAACTATGGAACAAGTGGAAGAAGGATACAAGGTGGTATACGAAGACGGCTACGAGAGTTGGTCGCCTAAAGATGTGTTTGAAAAGGCATACAAGGTGGCTGAAACATTCAAAGACCGCTTACTTATCGAACGGCAGGATTTGGCTGAAAGATTTAGTAAACTGTGTGCTTTTGTAGACACTCCCAAGTTTAAAGAAGTTGTAAAAGACGAACACCAACGTGATTTGCTTCTGCAACAGCGCGATTATATGGGTGAGTATCTGAACATTCTCAACCAACGTATCGAAGCATTAGTATGATAGTAACTACCGACATAGGAAACATTCTCTACCGGGACTGCAAGGCTTTCGGGATAGGCATAGTGCCAGCAGGAGAAACGCTGACGGGTGAATTGAAGTCCGAAAGGATTGTCATCCACACGAAGAAACAACAGCCGGGAAAGTATTGGAAGAAATCTTTCGCAGAAGTGAATCTATGTGTACCCAATTTAAGCGAGAATGAAGCGAACACAATCCGGCTTAACGAACTCGAAAGAAAGGCTGGCAAGCTGCTTGATGATGTAGTAAGCACCTATGACGGTACAACCTATCGTTATTCTATCGAATCAATTGGCACGGAAGCGGATACAGCTTTGAAATGCCATTACGTGAATGTGAGAATTTTATTTGAAGTAATAAATGTAAAACTATAAGATTATGATTTCAGCAGTAGGAATAAAAAGAATCTTGTTTGCCGACATTGATAAGGTAACGGCAGACATTACCCCCGAAATAGCAAGGACTTTGATTCAAGCAGCTATAACTGCAAAAGATGAAGTAAAGAATGTGCATGGTGAAACATGGACTATTGATGAAACGGAAGCATCTGTTACTGGTTACAAGAATCAGTTGACCGGTCAGACTTATCGTTATGATACGACTCCCGGTGAAGTTAGTCCGTCTTTCTCTATCGGTCAGTATGACTATAAAACAAAAGCTGAACTAATGGGTGGTGAAGCGATTAAGAAAGGCGGTGAAGGTTCGGATAAGGACTCCCTTGTTGGCTGGAGACGTGCGGCTGGTAAGGTTGTTATCAATAAGGCTCTTTTCTGCCTTACCGACGATGACGTTTGGTTTATTTTCCCGAACTGTCAGATTGTGGCCCGTGAAGCTAACACAGACAAAGCGATTGCTATCGCAGTCAAAGGACTGGTGCAAGAACCGGAAGTTGAAGGTGTTTCTTCTGAATACAATTATGATGAAGCAGAAGTAAAGGCATTAGCCCCTGAAGCGTAAGGTAAAATGATAGAGGGGCGGATATTCTGTCCCTCTTAAAATTAAAAGCATGAATAGAGGCGCACAGATTGTTTCGGCTTCGATTATTGGAGCGGATTTTGTGAATGTTATGGTAAATGGTCGATGCTACACGGTTTTCCCGCCGACAGTGCATAAATTGGCTGGGGCAGGAATGTTCCTTTCTGATTTTGGTGATGAACAAACAGTACGTGATGTGATTAGTAGTGTCAATGACTCCGAAAAACTTGCACATGCCTTTTCGTGGCTTGTACAAGGAAATGACGAATTATTCGATGAGTTGTCTCATGGTACATTTGATGAACTTGTTGATGCTATTGATACGGCTTACTCTCTTATCTCTGTTGAAAATTTTACCAGGCTATCAACTTTGGCGAAGAACGTAGCAAGTCTGATAGCAAAACAGAGGTAATCGGAAACGATTGTCTGCTCGGACAGATTGCAACGTTCATGGAAAATCTGCATCTGTCGTATCGGGAAGTGGTTTATGACATACCATATAGAAACTTAATTATCATGCAGAAAGATAAGTTGCATGTCTGTTATGGTGAAAAAGTGAACAGGATAAGTGGTAAAGAATTAGCAAACAGAAGAAGAAAAAGAAAATAATATATGCCGAAACTTGTATTCAAAATAGCAAGCGATTGGGAAGAAGTAGTCAGACTCCGTAATGAGATTGCGAAGTTAAAGCAGGAATTGAAAGGCATGGATAGCACACAATCTCCTGCCGCTTTTAAAGCCCTTAATACCCAATTATTCACTTCTACGCAACGAATGAATGAATTGGTAACCGATGCAGCCAAAGCCGGTGCGGTTATAGAAGGCGACTTCAAAAAGAAAATCTTCGATACCTCCCAGGTCGTGAATGGATTCACAGAGAAGATTCTTGCTCAAAAAGCGGTAGTTAAGGATATTGAAGCGGATGTAAAACGTCTTGGAGATGCTTATCGTATAGCATTGAAAAGGAATCCGTTATCAGCAAATGGCAAGTTAGAAGAATACAATGCTGCCCGCAAAGCTCTTGATGAAGAAAAGGCGGCTTTATTTGGATTAACCCAACAACAAGCCGAAGCGCGTCTTTCCGTAAAGAAACTTCGAGATGAATACGCCCTTTACAATGATAATGCTAAGGAAATCGTAGAAAGTAACAACGGTATCGCTATTTCTTGGAAGAAAGCATTGGCGGTTATTGGTGGTGCTGGAGTATTAAAGGCATTAGGTTCTGAAATAATTCGTGTTTGTGGAGAATTTCAATCCATGCAGACCGCTATTGAGACTATGGTTGGAAAGGATATGGCAGGGCAACTGATTCCGCAAATCAAGGAGCTGGCTAAGATTTCTCCACTTACTATGTCAGATATGGTTGGAGCAGAAAAGATGATGCTTGGATTTAACATACAAGCAGAAGACACTATCAAATACTTGAAAGCCATTAGTGATATTTCTATGGGGGAATCCAGTAAGTTCAATTCGCTGACTTTGGCATTTTCACAGATGTCAGCAGCGGGTAAACTTATGGGGCAGGATTTGAATCAAATGATAAACGCTGGATTCAACCCGTTACAGATTATCTCCGAAAAGACCGGAAAATCTATCGCAACTTTGAAAGATGAAATGTCCAAAGGTGCTGTTTCCGCAAAAATGGTACAGCAAGCATTTATTGATGCCACTTCCGCTGGCGGCAAGTTCTACAATATGTCAGAGAATGCCTCAAAGACTATCAATGGACAGTTGTCTATGATGCAGGATGCGATGGATGCTGCCTTCAATGAAATAGGACAGAAATCGGAGGGTGTCATAATGAAAGGTATTCAAGTGACTACCTCACTGATTGAAAATTATGAAACAGTAGGAAAAGTTTTGGCTGGTCTGATTACAACATACGGAACATACCGCACCGCTGTGATGCTTGTTACTGCCGCCGAGAGCAAGCATACCCTTGTGGAGATTGGACTTACCAACGCTCGCATATTGGCAAGAAAGGCGCAATTGGCTTTAAACGCTGCTATGCTTACCAATCCTTATGTTGCTTTGGCTACGGTAGTAATGGGGCTAACGACCACAATGTGGGCGATGTCTGACAGTACAACTGCTGCTGCACGTGCCCAAAAGGAATATAACGACATTAAAAATGCAGCATCTAAAAAGGAGCAGGAGCATAGACAGAAAATAGAAGAACTGTTAACTGCCGCCCGTGATGAAAGTTTGGCTACTCTCACTCGCCAAAAGTCATTGGAGGAACTTCGTAAGGAATATCCGAAAATCTTTGAGCAATACGATGTTGAGAAGCTGAAACTGGAGGATATTCTAAAGTTGAAGCAACAAATCAATGAAGAGGATTCAAAACAGTCCGTTCAAGAGAGAAAAAACGACTATATCTCATTAAAGCAAACGGTTTCCAACCAACAGAGATACCTGCAACTATTTGATAATCCCGACTTGCGTAAGAACATGTCTAAATCTGATATGCAAATATGGAGAATGTTCGCAGGCAAGCAGTCCTACGTACAGATTCGGGAGCAAATGGAGAAGAACTCCGAGCTTTTGAAGAAATACCAGAAAGATGTATTGGATGACAATATATCCGCTTATAAAGCCAACCTTAAAAACTATTCCAAAGAAAGGCTTGAAGCGGAATTGGAGCTTGCTCAATCGTCCGCATCAAAGCGCAACGGTTTTGTTGTAAATGGGATGATGGTTAAAGGTGGTGATTTAGAAGGTGTAATATCTTCTATCAATGGTGCATTGGCAGAAAAGAAATCTCCGACTACTTACAAACAAGATTACGAGAAAGCTAAAAAGGACTGGGAGGATGCCAAGAAGAAACTCTCTGAAATAGAGAATGACAAATTCAAGTTTACTTCAAAACAGTATGAAGAAGCCAAGAAACGGGCAGAAACAACTGAAAAAGCCTACAAGAATTTGGGCGGCATCACCGGCAGTTCATTAACCAAGCAGGAAAACCAGGCAAAAAAGGAAGCGGAAAACCAACTCAAACAGCAGGAACAGCTTTCCGACCAGCTTCTTTCCCTTCGTCGCAAGAACCAGCAGGACGAAATCAACCTCATGGCTGACGGAACTGAAAAGAAGCTGGCACAGATTGACTTGGACTATCAGAAAGAGCTTGATGCCATCCGTAAGCAAGAACAGGAATGGAGTAAGGCTAATGGTGGCAAGCTGACAAAGGAGCAGTCTGTACAAATATCCCTTTCGTATTCGCAGGCAGAAAATAAGCGTGACAAGTCAATCTCCGATGTTAACAAAGAGGAACTCGAAGCCATGAACCGCTACCTGAAGGAATACGGGACGTTCCAGCAGAAGAGGGATGCTATAACAAAAGAGTATAACAACAAGATAGCCAAAGCCACTACCGAAGGCGATAAGAAGATGTTCCAAAAAGAAATGGAAGAAGCATTGTCCTCTGTGGATATGGATAAGCTCAAACAAGAAATCAACTGGGAACTTATCTTCGGTGATTTAAATAAGGTTTCCAAGAAATCTCTTGAGCAAGTCAAACAACAGCTAAAGGCTTTCAAAAGTTCTGATGAGTATAAGAACATGGCTGTCGACCAGAAAAAAGTGATTGACGAAGCATTGAATAATATTCAGAGCACCATCATCGACAAAGGCGGTTTGCTTGGCGATTTGCCGGAGCAACTGGATGCTTTGCGCATTGCCCAAGACGAACTTAAGCAAGCGCAGGATGAGTATAACAAATCTCTCAAAAGTGGTACGGATGCCGAGAAAGAAGCTGCTCTCAAAAAGAAAAACAATGCCGAGAAAAACGTTCAGAATGCGGAAGCGAATGTAGCCAGGAGCGCGGATAAAACCAAACAAAATCTGATTACATTGGCTGACACTATTACCCAGCTTGGCAGTTCTTCTGAAATATCTTTATCCCAAATAGGAAACATTGCTTCCGGCCTTGTTGATGCGTTTTCCGAAGCAGGAAGTAAGATAGGCGGTATTATTGGCGCGGTGTTTTCCCTACTTGACGGAATAGAAAAGCAAGGCTTTGACGGGTTTGTCGAGAATATTTTTTCGAGTGTATTTAGAGCTGCTGCAAGCATATGGGATACAATCACATTCGGGGCGTTCTCTAAGATAACCGGTTCCGGTGACAGCGATAAAACCCTTGAGCGGGACATTGAGTACCTTACACAGTCCAATCAGGATTTGAAAAATTCATTGGATAATCTTTCCGAGAAGATGGATAAGGCTTCTGTCACGGACGCTTCTGATATATATGAAGTGCAAAGGGAAAATATTTTGAAGCAGGAAGCCAACACATTGGAAGCCATGCAGCGCAGTGCAGCGGCATACAGTAACGGTTTCTTGGGAATGGGCGGCTCGCATTCATCGAACAACAAGATAGATAAGGGAATATCTGCCTCTGAATGGAGCAGGGTCAGTGACATTGTTGGAAAATCTGTGAGTAATGCAGGCCAGTTTTTCCAGTTATCCAGTGAACAGATGTCTAAGCTTGCAGAAGAAGACACCTCCTTGTATTCAAAGATAAAGAATCTTGCAGACGATGGATATAAGAACGCAGCTCAATACATGGATGAATACATCACCTACTATAAGCAGCTTGAAGAGCTTGAGAACGCTTATAATGAAAAGCTTACCAACACTTCTTTTGACAATGTAAGGAATGACTTTAAGAATGTACTTCTCGACATGGAATCCGATGCGGAAGATTTCGCTAATGATTTTGAGAAGATGATGCAGAATGCCATTGTTGAAAGTCTCATGACAAAGAAGTATGACAAGCTGATACAGGACTGGTACGGGGAGTTTGCAGAAGCCATGAAAAGTGGTGGCAAGATTGATGAAATTGAACAGGGCAATCTTCAAAACAGATGGAACAGCATAGTTAATCAGGCATTGGCCGAGCGTGATGCCTTGAAGGAGATGATGGGTTGGGAGTCAGAATCGGATTCCACCCGTGAAGCTTCTCAGAGGGGAATCGCCACAGCCTCGCAGGATTCGGTAGACGAGAACAACGGGCGGCTGGCCGTCATGCAAGGGCATACGTACTCCATCAACGAGAATGTCAACCGTATGGCTACCGGCATAGACACTATCGCCGCTCATACCGTCAACCTCTCATGTCTGACAAACATAGACAAGACCATGCAGTCCATCCTTTCCATGCGGGACGCCTCGCTCACCCATCTGTCGAACATAGACAGCCACACGGCAAGGCTGGAAGCTATTGAGAACGCCATTGTCTTTATGAAGAACGATATAAACACAATGTTGATTAAGGGACTCAAACTGAGTAGGAACTGATGAAAGGACAACTCTACATAGACAATAAGGATATTTTCACCGAGTTGGGTGTTGCCACCTTACAAGGCAATTACGGTGAATTGGTTGCGTTCCCGCCTTCCAAGACGCCCGACAGCAACGACTGGGCAGAAGAGGACGGAAAAGAGTTCGACCTTTCGGAAATGCATCTTGACACGAAAGACGTCACGCTTGAGTTCGGCTTCTTCTCGGAGTGGAAGTATAACGATTTCGTAGCCCTGTTGTCTGATATGGGCTACCACGACTTCAACTTCCCGCAACTCGGACGTACATTCCGGTTGAGACTTTCTTCACAGAGCAGCTTTGGGATGCATAGTAACACCGAACGCTCCAAGTTCACTTTTGCCAATGATTTCCCGCGCCCGGATGGTTATGCATATCAGGAACCGATAAACAGCGTCCCGCTGCCGAAAGGTTACGAGCTGGACGATGTGGACTTATCCGCTTATGGTGTGCTCATTCTCAAAGGCAGTAATGCGGAGATACTCAAATCCCCTGCCGTGAAGAAGAACCTGCTTCAAAACTTCAAATATCAGGACGGGGCAATCTATGACGGGCAGTTCGTGAAGTTCCAGACGAAAGATGTGAACCTTAAATGTCTGATGCGTGCCCCGGACTTCGATACGTTTTGGCGAAACCGTGATGCTCTTTTGTATGACCTCACCAGACTATCAGTTAAGACCGATGCCGAAGGATACGAGTATGAAGACGCGGAGCGTATGTTTTATGTTGACGAATGGTCTGAAAGTTACCCGTGTTATTACAAGAGCTGCAAGACAGAGCATTTCAATCCTCTTGGCGGGATATGGTGGGAGTTCACTTTAACCCTTGTGTTCACCAGTTTCCGACTTGGGGATACCGAATATTTGCTTGCTTCGGAAGCCGGAGAGTTTATAATGACCGAAGATGAAGAATGTTTTATTGATTTAGGAGATTAGAACTATGCCATTAAGAAAGAAGAAAATATCAGAATTGCCCCTTGCCGACAGCCTAAAGGGATTATATACCATTGGTTACAAAATCATAGATGGTATCAAGACCAGTGTAAAGGTTAGCTTGGAAGATATTCAGACCGCTTATCAGGATGTCGTCAATGCAATTAAAAAATCAGAGGAAGCGGCCAAGAACGCAAATAATGCCGCCACTACCGCCAATGAAAAGGCAGTACTTGCTGATACCGCAGCGGCAAATGCTAACGACACCGCGGAACATCCTACCTATATCGGACAAGACCACTATGTCTACAAATGGAACAAGACCGCCCAAGCATACGACAAGACAGACATCTACACCAAAGGCGATGCTTTCTCTATCAAGAAGGTATATGCTTCAGTTGCTAACATGGAAGCCGATAAGAGCAATCCGGATATTACAGAGGGCGATTTTGTATTGGTGAACACGGGTGATGTTGAAGACCCCGACAATGCAAAACTGTATGTCAAGGCTGACGGTGACTTTGAGTTCCTTGTCGATATGTCCGGCGCTATCGGCTTCACGGGTAAGACACCTCAATTCTCAATGGGGACGGTTACTACGCTTGAAGCAGGGGCATCCGCTACAGCCACGGTGTCAAGTGACGGAACGGATGAAGGCGGAAACCCGAAATACAAGCTGAATTTCGCCATTCCGCGCGGTAATCCCGGTGCTCCTTTCCGTGTAGCCGGTGAATACACTACCTTGGAAGCCTTGAAATCCGCTGTTCCCGATGGTTCGGCAGTTGACGGGTTCATGGCTGTAGGTACTGAAGCTCCTTACGATTACTACGCATGGGTGAACGGTGACTGGGCTAATCAAGGGAAGATAGCGGGCGGCGGTTCGGGGAACGTGGTAGTTATTCCTGCTGCTGCGATGAGCCTAAGCGACCAAGCAACATCCGATGAGATATTTAATGCTTTTGGTGGGAAAGACGCTTTCATGGATATATGTCAGAGCATCGTCAATAAAGATACTGTATGTGTTGTAGTAAACATCCCCGAAGAATCAGGGATGAAACTTGTATATATTCCAGTAATGGCGATGGCTACCTATACGGATGCTAATAATGCTAATTTTATGATGGCAATTATTACAGAAACGACTTTCCAATTAGTTGTAACAGTCACGGATGGAATTGCTACCCAATCGTCTCAGGTTTTAAATCATATTTACGAAGCCCCCTCTGACGGTAACGTCTACGGTCGTAAAAATAAAGATTGGGTGAAAGTTCCCGAAAACTCAAATGTCATTATCCTGCCGAAAGAAATACTTGACTTGACAGGTAGTTCCTCCTCAGAGGAGATATTAGCTGCATTTGGCGGTATAGATAAATACAAGGATTTGCTTGAAAAATTGAGCACAAATAATTGCTTGGTACAGATTGGAGAACCGTCATTAGGCTCATTAAGACATATCTATACTCTTGTAGAATATGCTGTCAATTTCGCTTCAAACAAACAATCGGGAGCGTTATCTTTAAATATCTACAACGAAGAGCAGCAGTTAAGAAGACTTCATTTCTATTCGGAGAACAACGGCACTACAGCCCGTTGTGGCGAGGCAAGCACTTTCCAGCTCGTCAGGGACACCGACGTCCTCACCAAGACCAACACTTCATCATTCACCCCTACGCAGCCTTATCATCCGGCGACGAAGAAGTATGTGGATGATAGTATAAAAGAAAGCCTTTACTATGTAAATAATGACAAATTCCTTAGCTATTTCATAACACCTGCATATCGTATTGATAGTGATGCCGAAGATTCTATTATTATGTGCTTTAATACTATTGATAATTTTAAAGCATTTGTAGACAAAGCGATAGATGCTGGGGTTACTCTTGTTTTTATAAATAATAATCTTAATGAAAAGATATACATTAGAGATTACCACGTTTATAGAAGCAACAATAACAACCGTGAATTATCTTTCATATTTAATTATTCCAATAATGGGGAAAGTTTTCAATTTATTACAACAAGAGTATTTATTTCTTATAATGCAAGTTACGGGTATAAGTTTGTAGTCAAGAACTTAATTTCTTCCGACAACCTCACCACCATAACCAAGAAAACCGCCGCCGAATACGAGGCTATTGGCTCTAAGGATGCCAATACAGCATATTGTGTAACCGATTAAAACAACAATTATGAGTAACGAAAATAGTAATCTTAGAGTTGGTTCGGCGGGAGCTGGGCTGTTGGTGGGAGACAAGCTGATTGCCGGGAAAGAGTTTGATTGGAGTAAGCTCTATGCCAATCTTAGCTATGTATGGCCTAATGGTGGAACTACTGGTAGTTTTCCTGTTATTATTGCTAATCTTAGTAGCGACCCTGTTCTTCTACAACGTGATGGAGAAACAGAAGAAGTTGCTCCTGGTAAAATTGATTGGTATACTATCGGTGGTCAAGGTCAAGCTATTTCTGAAATTTCTTTATTTAACGAAGATGCTAACGGCAATGGTTCCAGCAAACGAGTTGTTCAATTTTATTCCACAATGTATGCAGAGGGTGAGAGTATTAATTACGGTTATGCTCATAATCAAATTATGGATAAGAATGAACTAATTAATGATTTTACAAGCGAAGTGTATAAGCAATTTGCTTGGATTGTTTTTATTTTTGATAATTAAATAGATATGATTGCAATTAAAAGTGATAAAATAACAAGTAATATTATAGAATTATTAGAGACAGCATTTAAAACTAATTCACAATGAAAACAATCTTTTTAGACAACTGGTTTGCGAAATTTATCCTCTTTGGCAGCTATCATACAATCATGTTCTTCGGCTTTATCCTTACGAAGCTGAAAGAGTTGTCCGAAACAACCATACGCCATGAGCGTACACATCAGAAACAGTTCTTCGAGTGCATGGAGATAGCGGCTATCCCATCCATCCTATTGGCATTCCATGTCAGTGCATGGTGGTTGTTACTTATCCCGCTATTCTATTACATTCTGTATGGCGTGGAGTGGTTCATCAGTCTTGCGTACCACTTGTTCACGGATGAACGGATAGGTGGCGGTAAAGTAAACGCCAACGCTTACCGTGCAAGTGCATTTGAAATGGAAGCCAAATTTAATCAGGATAATCCGAACTACCTGAAGGAACGCAAATGGGGTGCATGGTTCAGATACTACGGCACTATTTAATAGCAACAATTTAAAATTATGATTACCATATATAACGGCAATGAGACAATTGAGCTTCTGACGGATGACAACAGTTATTCCTATGAGGCTGTAATGGGCGAAGATGCGCTTACACTGTATTTCTCTCATCCGGGCTACCTGTCTATCCCCGTGGGTTCATGGTGTGAGTTCTACGGAAAGCGTTATTCCTTGAAGAAAGACAGCAATTTCAAGAAGAACGGAGAAAGGAACTATGATTATACGCTTATCCTTGAAACCTCGAAAGCCGATATGGAACTTTGGAAGATACGCAATACGGTAGATAACCGCATCAAGTTCCCATATACCGCCAAGCCGAAAGAGCACTTAAAGCTGATAGTGGACAATCTGAACAGACGTTCTTCGGGGTGGGTAATCGGTGAATGTATTGAGGGTACGGAGAAGCTGATAAACTACAACCATACCTACTGCTTGGACGCTTTAAGCCAACTGGCAGAAACCTATGAAACCGAGTATCAGATTACGGAAACTATCATAGAGGGTGTACATACAAAGACTGTACATCTAAAGAAAGTCGAGTACAACAAAGATAATCCTTTAACCCTATCCTATGGCAAAGGGCATGGCTTCAAGACGGGTGTCGGTCGGGAAAGTGGCGAGATACCGCCCGAAATCATCCTTGTGGAAACAACCGAACGGAATATTGACTACTCCAAGTACGGAGCAAAGGAACTGCTGATGCCCAAGTCGCAGACCATCCGCTATGACGGCACGCACTTCGATGGCGAGGACGGCTTCAACGCGGATATTTCCCGTACCTACGAGACGGATGAATACGGTACGGGGGTCATGCGTGCCGACCGTGAGTTGACTACCGCCAAAGAGGACAGCCTGGATTGCACCGGGATTTACCCGTCAAGGGTCGGGACGGTCAGCAAGGTAGTTACGGCCGATACGGAGAAACATTTCTATGACTTCTACGATAACGACATTCCGGGTAACCTGAATTTTGAGGATTGTCTTATCGAAGGTGAGAAAATGACCGTTATCTTCCAGTCGGGCATGCTTTCCGGCAAGGAGTTCGAGGTTAAATACACCCACATAGGGCGCAAGTTCGAGATTGTCCCGCAGGAGATAGACGGCATTACCATGCCGGACGGCGGCGTGTGGATGCCGAAGGTTGGCGATACGTATGCCGTGTTCAATATCCAGTTGCCCGAAGCCTATATCTGCGACAATGCAACGAGAACGGGCGCATCATGGGATGTGTTCCGGGAAGCGGTCAAATACCTTTACGAGCACGAGGACAAGATGTTCACGTTCACCGGTACACTGGACGGTATATGGGCAAAGAAACGCTGGCTGACTGTTGGCGGCAAAATCGTGTTGGGCGGTTTTGTGAAATTCACCGATACGCAGTTCCATCCCGAAGGCTCGCTCATCCGTATAACGGGTATCAAACGGTACGTAAACAACCCGTACAGTCCCGAAATAGAACTGTCAAACACTCCGGTAGGCACATCTGTCAGCAGCGAGCTTAACAAGATAGGTACGAACGAGGTGCAGGTCGAGGAGAACTATAAAAAGGCACAACAGTTCACCAAACGTTATTACCGCGATGCAAAGGAGACAATGGAGATGCTTGCCGACAGCCTGCTGAACTTTTCCGGTGCAATCAACCCGATAACGGTCGCCACCATGCAGATGCTCGTAGGTGATGAAAGCCTGCAATACCGGTTCGTCAACTCCAAGACAAACCCGGTTGCGGTTAAGCACGAGATAACCTACAATCAGAGCACGAAGGTGCTGAACGCCCCGGCTGGCATCATACAGCACATGACGTTGGGCATAACCGAAATCAAGAACAGTCATTCCGCAGGCGATTACAAGTATTGGGATATGGCGGAGTACAACTCCCCTTCGCTTGTCGAACCGGAAAAGAAATTCTATCTGTACGCCAAGTGCAGCAAGGGCAGCCAGTCGGGTACGTTTCTCCTTAGTGAGACAGCTATTGCGTTGGAACAGATAGACGGTTATTATCACCTGCTTGTCGGTATCCTTAACAGCGAGAACGGCGGAGAAAGAAGCTTTGCCACATTGTATGGGTTTACAGAGATACTACCGGGACGAATAACCACGGATAAGATAGTTTCTTCCGACGGTAATACTTATGTTGACTTGTTGAACGGCGAGATTGGCGGACGCATCAAGTTCCGTTCCGGCTCATCCGGTCTGAAAAACATGGACGAATGGCCCGGGGTGAGCAATGATATTTCCGGTGCACAGACAACCGCTGATAACGCCTTGGCTGATATTACTTCATTGGAAAACAGTCTTGGAGGGATGGCTTACGAGGACTTGGTTTCGTTGGCGAAGCTGGACGAGACGATTATCGAGGGAGGGTATATAAAGACAAGCCTGATAGATGCGGAGGCTATATTTACAGTTACCCTACTCGCCAATTTGATAAAGACGACAGAACTCGTGGCAGAGAAGTTTAATTTGAAATATGGTTCTGTTGGGGATTTTAAGGTTTCATCAAGCCTGAACGCCAAAAGTGGTAATGATGAAATGCTTCTTTCATCTTCACTGATACGTTTTACCAACCAATATGTATCAACCTTTATTGGTGCTGATACTGTCCCTGCTTCATCCGGTGGGTCTTTCGTCTGTCCGATAAGGATAAATGTAAGTCGTGGAATGTCTTCCTATTCAGCCGGTATAAATACATGTTTTCATTTATCGGTAGAGGGAGCTAAGAATTATGATGATTATGTAGAAACAGGCAATCATGCTTTGTTTGTTCCTAAAGGAGATATTTGTGGTTTCAGATTAAGAACAAGAAGAATTGACAGCAGTCAAACATTATCTCTTATGGACAGCATTATAATAGCTATATCACAAGGAGTCACATTAACTCTTCCGACCAATGCCGAGGACGGGCAAATATATTTCATAAGAAACCATTCAAATGGAGATGTTCATGTATATGGCAGAATAAGTCCTTTGGGCTATCCTACGTCAGAAACAAGAAGTGTACATATAACAGCAGGCTGGTTGGCTATTTTCATATATGACAAAGTAAATAATATATGGACAGGCAATAGATTCTCATCCGGTTGGTAGAATACAAAAAAATAAGATATGGAACTGAATGACTGGTTAGCAATAATAGGTGCGATAGGCGGCAGCTCTACAATTACATGGGCGATAACTTTTTGGGTGAACCGGAAAACGAACGCCCGTAAAGAGGACGCTTCCGCTGACGCTATGGAAAATGAGAATAAGCGTAAGCAAGTCGCTTGGCTGGAAGAGCGCATAGCACAGCGTGACACGAAAATAGACGGACTGTATGTCGAACTGCGTCAGGCGCAAAGTGCCCATCTGGAAGAAGTCCATAAACGGCATGAGATAGAATTGAGACTGAAAGAGGCTGAAATGAAGCGGTGTGATGTCCGGGGATGTAGCGGGCGGAAGCCGCCGAGCGATTATTAATATATGGAAGGGAAAAAGTTTCCCAACTATTCCCTTCCATTCCATTTTTAAACAGAGAAAAAACAAATGTGTTTTTCGTATACAAATATAATCTAAAATCAAAGAGATATGAAGTATTTTACGATAAAAGAACTTTGCCGTTCGACAACAGCGGCTTGTAAAGGAATTGACAACAGATGTGGCTGTGATATAGAAGTCAATCTGACAGCATTGGTGGATAATGTTCTTGACCCGCTACGCGAATGGTATGGCAAACCTATCGTTGTGAACAGCGGTTACCGGTGCCCTGCGTTGAATAAAGCGGTGGGCGGTGCGGCAACCAGCCAGCACATGAGCGGACAGGCGGCGGACATTGATACCGGAGACAGGCAACAGAATAAGCTACTGTTCGAGCATATCCGCAAGAACCTTCCTTTTGACCAGTTAATTGATGAGAGTAATTTCGCCTGGGTACATGTAAGCTATCGGGCGGACGGTAAGAATAGAAATCAGGTATTGAAACTTTAAAATGAGATATTATGTTGACCGAATTAGTTTTTAAGAAAGTGGAAGAAGCCGGAATTATCCGCCATGTGAGTGACCCGGTGCAAGTGACCGGAGATTTTGGACTGCAATTGAAGTTCATAGCATCCAAGAATGATTTTTACATCCTGCATAGTATGGACGGTACAGATTACAGTATTGCCTATTTTAGCGGTAATACAAAAACTGACGTAATCAATGTGCCTGTCCGCGGCATAATTCCCGGCATGTACATCAAGATAAGCTCGAACACTGAGCCGGCTTCGGGTAAAATCCTAATGAGTGAGTAATTATGGAAGCAATTACTCTTTCTCATGTGCGTATTCCGTCAATAAACATTGGCGGGATATGCCTGCCCGGTATCGGTGCTCCTGGTAGTATTGGTAAAAAGGGACTTATCTGGCCCACTGGTATGAAAGAGCACATCAAGGCTTGGTATGACCCGAAGAAGCAGGGCATGACTAACTTTGATGTGATAGAGGCGTATGTAGAAGATTTTACTAATTGGAATTATGTAAAAGCAAGAGGAGTTGCAACTATTAGCCAACATAAATTCATAATAACAGAATGTATTCTAAAAGGTTTAAGTATTGTAGAAGATATTCAAGAACCATATTCCAATTTAACTGTTCGTATTATTGGTATAACTGATAATCAAGAAGTTTTAATTACCGATTATGTTAATGGGCAACACCAAATCATTAATACTATAACAGAAGACGGAATATATACTATTGAAGACAGACATCATTTTGTAGGCTTTAGATGTAATTTTGTAGGTACATGTAATATCACTATTGAGCAGCTCCCTACATCAATCCTAAAAGACCTTAGCGGCAACGGCAACCACGCTTATCTGTACGGCGGTAAGGGTAAGCTGAATAGTGGGATGGGAGTGTATCAGCAAGACTTTAGCAAATTAATCATCTCCAGAGTAGATAAAAAACAAGACCCATTCAGTTTTACTGTTAGTGGCAGTGGCGGTTCGTATCTTGCATATATGCAGCTTGGTAATTGGAATAATAAAGCGTTTAAAATATTGGTAAATATTAATGCAGAAAGAGATTATCTTCATTTGAGATTTAGGAATAACACTGATGCTGTAATAACAAGTGTAGCGTTAAAAAATGGCGAGAACATTATTCCTGCTCAAAATATTGAAGGTGCAACCAAAGCTGTATTTGAATATTCTTTGAAAGAAGGAGAAACTATCACCATCACCCAAATCCCCGACTACCCCGACCAGCTCTGCTACGACGGCAAGATGTACGCAGTGTGCTATGGTTTCCCGATATTAACGGATTACACTGTGATGGCGGAGAGGACGTGGTTTGAGAGACAAAATAGAGCTTGTTTCTTGTCTAAAATTACTACGAGTGGAACTGGAGCTTTTGGATTTGAATTTTATAATGAATATAATGAAGATACAACTTATAGTTTTGGTCGTGCGAACAATGTAGAGTATTTTAAAGACGGTATAACCTATCAAATAACAAATTCATATAATGGGATAGTGAAACTTGATTACATTGTTAATGGTAAAGATAATGCAGAGTTGTATATTGGGAAATTACGTCCTTCTGAACGCCCTGCTTTTATCGGTTGTCACGGCACCATCATAGTCGCCGACCGCAGCTTCACCGAAGAAGAGATAAACTGGCTGAAACAAAACTGGGATAAGATATGAGAAATAACATCTTAGGGGCGGTGGTCTATCTGTCCACCGCCATAGTATTCGGTGGCAGCACTGCATTGCTGATGCTCTTTATCAAGGAGAACAGCGACCGTTGCCACTACTATAACGGCAAGTGGAACAAAGCAGACTTGCTGTGTGGGGTTGCCGCAATATGTGCAGGCATGGTTGTTAATCATTATTTGTTGAGGTTATGAAAAAACTACTTTGGTTATTAGTTGTATTACTGGCAATCGCTTGTGTGGCGGCTTGGTTCCGCCCGCTTGAGCCTTTGTCGGCAGAAATACGTACCGAGACAAAGATACAGACGGTTGTCAAACTTGATACGGTTCTTGTCTCTAAACCGATAGCTGTGTTTTGGCAGATATTGCCGAATGATACTGTGCGTATAGGTGATACCTTGCTTCATCGCAAACGGGTTGTGTATGAAGATAGTCTGTATCGTGCGGTGGTGAGCGGATATGTAGACCCTCGGATGGATAGTATGACTGTTTATCCGAGGACGGTCTATCAGACTGTGACGAACGACATCTATCATCCGGTCGCTATCAAACCGAAGAAGAAGCGTTGGGGATTAGGGTTGCAGGCGGGGTATGGTTATCCGGGCGGTTTTTATGTAGGTGGTGGGGTGAGTTATGATTTATTTCAGTGGTAATGGTGAAAAAAATATAGATCATAGTATTTCTATTTAAAATAAAATTCATATTTCATCCTTTTTGTGTATTTAGAAATAGTCTAAATTAGGTGTGCTTTATAACAATTTATTTAGAAAATAAGTCATTTTGCACAAAAAATAGTTAGCTTTGTCGCTACAAATTTGTAGCGACAAAGCTAAAAACCTATAAATTTGTAATAATACTGAAATGTAGAACGAATTTATTTTTATTGGAGATTTGTTCTATAAAAGTTTTGGGAAAGGTTTATCCTATCTTAGAACTTTTATGTGTTAGATTAAAAGAAAAGCATAAAATGCCTTATATAAAGAGTAAGTCTATAGAAAATTATAAAGCAGCACTTATGCTATCAAGAGATAGTTGTGGAATGTATTCAGCATCTATACATTGTGCCTATTATTCTTGCTTTTTATTGGTAAAACATATTTTATGTCATAAGTGTTATATATCATATGCAAGTCAAAACAATCAAAATGCAGGTTCTCATTTATATATTATAAAGCTGATTCTTGATGATTTGTTGGCGAAAGGAGAAGATGATGCTTATGATATATTTGATACTAATATAAGTGAGTTGAAGAGATTAAGAAGGATTGCTGATTATGAGAATTCCCTTATTTCTCCTGATGAATCACGAGAGGCTCTTGTTATAGCAGATGAGACATTGGATATACTAAAAGATGTGTATAAAGGATTATGAATGCAACCGATTTTATAAAACAAATGATGGATAAAATGTCTTCTTCGGTAGGAGGCATATCCATAAAGTATGCTTTTGAAAAAAGTACGGGATTTCATATCGTAGAAGTTAGTCCTGATTTGGTAAGAGCAGGAAATGAAACGTATAAAAAAATAGCCCATCAATTTAGAATTGATTTTCACAAAGAGTTTCCAATGGAAGATATAATAATTTCCAAAGTGAACGATTTGCATGATATGACTAATATCATTTATGAAGTTTCAAATACTTCAATTAAAAGTTCAGGTTCATATTCATTCTCCACTTATCACTATGAATATGACGATGTTTATTTACCTTTAGCTGCTTAAAGAATGGCCGAACAAATTGCAAAATTCCGTTTTCTACGTTACAACATAATTAAATCGTCTATTGAAATAGATGATAACAAAGTCGTGAATGAAGACTTAACTGTAGAGTTTAGTCAAGAAGGGGCTGAATGTATCGAGAATAATTTGTATAAACACACTTTGGGTGTAGATATAATGGATAAAAATAATGTGATGCGTATTAAAGTTGTTGTTATCGGTCTTTTTGAATTTGACAGAGACGTAGACGAAAAACTTAAATCGACATTCTTTAATTCAAGTGCTCCGGCAATTTTATTTCCCTATGTAAGGGCTTATGTTACTACTTTAACGGGATTATCTGGAGTCAACCCTGTCATTCTTCCTACTTTGAATCTTGCAGTGAGATAGTTTGAGTAAAATTTAATGTATTTTCTGTTAAAATGTGATATCAACAAAAAAGTCTCGGCTTTGGTCGGGGCTTTTTTATTTAATAATTCTTCCTTGGCTTTGTATTTTTATGAAGTAACTTTGATTTAAAAAGTTGATATAAGATTATTTGTAATTATCTGAAAGCGAAAACAATAAGTAGTGCTATAATATGAAACAGAGAAGAAATAGAGCCGAATCCAACTATAGACGTGCAAAGGTCAATTCATGGTGCAGGCTCTTGGAAAAGGACTTTGATTGGGATTATGTGTTTTTGTTGGAAATAGAACGCAAGAAAATAATGGAAATGCATGAATACTTTAAAAAGTGTACACGTTCAGATAAGATGCCTATAGTGGCAAGAGATTTGCGACTTTGTATCAATCTATTGGATATTGTACTCGAAAAGGATGATTTACAGTTAGAGTTTTCAGAAATGAAGACTATGCGTAGAGATGACGGTATGTATGAAATGGTAGAAAGTCCACATGTAATAGCTTGTAGGAATTTGTACATTAACACTAAAAATGCATCAAGGTTCTGTCTATTCAAATTCCCAACAGATGATTATGATATTGAAATTATTCATAAAGAGGAATTAAGAAGATATAAGGCATGGTATCTATATAATAAAATCAGAACTTACAAGTTGTTTTCTTGGTGGGATTAGGTAATAGGTGTTCATCGTTCTTACATCGTAAGGTTTTGCTAGGTAAGGTAGCCCAATAAGTTACCTTTCCTTTTATATTCAGATTTCAGGAAGAATCCAGACTTATTGTGCATGAAGTGCCCCGACTTCCGTTGGGGCTTTTTTATTTACTTTTTATTTGATAATTCTCTCTTGGCTTTGTATTTTTGTAGATTAACTTTGATTTTATAATACTATGGATGAATTGCAAAACTATAAAACAGTGTTTGTTGTAGGTAACGGGTTTGATTTAAATCTTGGTCTGAAAACTTCTTATAAGGATTTTATGAAAAGCCATTGGTTTTCTGATATAAAGAACAATTTTTTGGTGGACTATCTTCGGAAGAAGCAATCTTTAAATTTATGGATTGATATTGAAAATGAGTTAAGTGTGTATTCACAAAGTACTTTTCTTCCAAGAATATATATAGAAGGTAAACCTAAAAAGGGTGACACATTGCGTGATGAATACAATGAATTGTGCTCTCATTTAAAGTCATATTTGATGGAGGTGACTAAAGAAGGGGGCTATTTCTCAGCTATGGGCACTTATGTATTAGATCAAGCGTTTAAGTTATCCCCAGTATATATCCTTACATTTAATTATACCAATACAATTGAAAATATACTAAGTGATATTTCATATAATGAATCAGAATATATAATTAACCACGTACACGGTACATTAAAGAATGGCTTTGTATTTGGAGTAGAAGATAATGCCCAAGTAGATAAAAAGCATGTTTTTTTGTATAAATCTCATAGTCCTTATCAAAAAGTAAAGGGTTTACCTTATATTTTGGATAACGCAGAAAGAATAATATTTTTTGGATACTCTTTGGGGCAAACCGACCATTCTTATTTTGATGATTTTTTTAGACGACAATCTCAATTTGGGTGTAAAGAAAAAGAATTTATATTTTATCACTATGGACAAAACTCTTATGATGATATGAAGTGGCAAATTAAAATTTTGACAAATAATCAGCAAGCTAAATTTGGAGAATATAATAATATTAGTTTTATAGATATAAACAAAGAGAGATAGTTCAATTTTACTAATAGGAATGGTTGGTAGATTTAATATTATGACAGAACTCAAATATACGTATGCTCTTGATAAGAATGAAAAGTGTGTTGGTATTGAAAATGCTCAGAAAGGAATAGAATATCGATGTCCTCATTGTAAAGGAGAAATGGTTGTAAAAGAAGGTTCTGTTAAAGTAAAGCATTATGCTCATAAGATAAGACCGCAAAACTGTAGCTATGAAACTTATCTTCATGCTCTTGCTAAGAAAAGAATTGAAGAGTGGTTTAATTCAGATGGTGCATTAAATATCTCTTTTAAAACAAAAGATAGATGCTCTAATTTTGAACATTGTCTATGGAATCATGATGACTATACTTCTTCTTATTATTGTGAGAAAGAAACGAGCCAATCTTTTAACTTAAAGAATTATTACAATGTAATCACTCGAGAAAAAACATATAAGGGGTTTCGTGCAGATTTGCTTCTTACCAATTCGGAGAATAAATATGAACCTGTTTTCATCGAAATTTTAGTTTCACATCAGTGTGAGAAGGGGAAGTTAGGGTCTGGGATACGTATTATTGAGGTGGCTCTAAATTCAGAATATGAGCTGAATACTATTATACAAAGTGGAATGATTTCCGAGAGCGAACGAGTGAATTTTTATAATTTTAAACGTAGATGTAGAATATCTGAAACTGAAGGTTTGATGCTTAATAAGTTCGTATTATTGGATTCTATGCAAGGTTTTTGTCCGAGTAGTCGTAGCAATTGCAAAATATATACTCAGAGACATTCGTCTGCTATATTTGAAATTACATTCGATTATTTGGCAAATCGTACTATATGGATAAACCCTTTTATCTTTGGTTGGGCAATTGCATATAAGAATTACGAAAATGTGAAGAACTGTTTTTTATGTAAATATTATAAGGAAAGTAAATATACAAATCAAAGGCTATGTTGTCTATATAAAAAGAAAGGCATTGAAAAATATTGTAAATCTAATCAGGCTATAGGATGTAATGAATTCACAGTCGATGAAAACGTTATAAGTGAGAACTACAATTACTTGCCTCATATTGTATATAATGTTTGGAAAAAAGGTATGGATAGTAGGGGGATAAATTATATAAAAGGAAAGGAAACTTACTGAACTGTCTTTCCTTTTATGGCTCATATTTCGAGTTACCCAAAGACAGCAAATGACAGACTTTATGAATCTTCGTATCCAAAAAGGAGAGGAAACGGCTTTGATTGAGTTTGACAGTGCCGGCAAGAGTCTTTCTGTATATGGGGTATCGGTCAATAATGAATTTGACGTGCCGCGTTGGGATATGACTATTATGGATAATTGGGAGCTGATGATAGGTAATTGATATAAAAAATCCCCGTAGCGGCTCAACTACGGGGATAGTGTCAAATAACAGAGTATCAAATATGAGATACTAAGTGAGCCTATTCTATTACAGATAAATCATCGTCAACTTCATACTGATTACAGCCAAAAGCCGCACACATTAAAATAAAACGTTCTTTTATACCTAATCCAGTATATCTGTCTACGGCTCCACTGCCTTTTGCATGAAGGCCTGCTGCGTATTTATCTATCTGAACTTTATTCATTAAATCTACATGAGTTTTACGGGCAAGTTTACTGCTTGCAATCTCATATATGGATTTGTATTCATTTGTTCCCAATGCCGCACTAAACATTGCCACTTTCCGGCTAATCTCACAGTATTCAAGTAGTTTTTTTATTTGATAATTGTACCCGGTTTCACCATTGCCATCAGGATAATAGGGTAACAAAGCATTGCTTGGTAGCCTACCTTTATACTTCATAATAATATCATAAGCAATACGAATGATGGGAGTTTTTATCTCAGTGCGTATAAGTCCATCCTTGTGTGTTTTTTGAGGTAAATAATGAATGTAAGGTATTCCTTCTTCAATGCTGATATTATCAAAAGTGAATCGTCTGAAATCACCTATACGGCAACCGAAACAACATTGAACAACGAATACATCTTTTACTCGCTGCAATGTTTCGGGACATTCTTTGTGGACAACTTCATTGAATTCTGTTTTGGTGAGAAAGAAAGGCTCGTCATATTGTTGCTTCATAATGGACTCTTTTTCTTTTCCTATCTTGCGGAAAGGAGATACGGGAATAACATCATTACTTTCAAGCTCCACCATAAATGCTTGTAACAATAAAAGTTTCTCAGCAATTGTATTCTGGCTTCTTTCCTTTGATGGTATATTCCGCTTATTCATTTCTGCGTACAGTTCTGGAAATTTTTCAACCAGAGTGTATTCTTTGCGTAGAAAATCACGAAAATTTAGAATATGTTCCTTATTGAATTCATTGACCGGCAACCCGTCAATGCCATTGATAATAAGGAATCGAGTCAGTTCCCTTATCACTACATCGTAATGTTTCTTTCTGCCGGGACCTATTACACCTGCATTTAGCCATCCGTCAACATAGCGTTGGAACATACTACACATGGATTCCTCTTCACTGCTGATGTTATATTTTTCAGGATGTAAGTGCTGGTCTATTAAGATTTCCAGTTTTTCACTGGTTAATTCTTTGTTGCTCCCATAAATGGATAAAATTAGATTCTTCCGTTCTTCAATAGATGTGTTAAATGATGTTCTTATGTCTAACTTTATAATACTTTTAGCCTTATATTTTTCAGTCTTGGCATCCCAAAGAGTAGGAGAGACCATAATATCTGATTTGTGGAATAACTGTACATTGCGTCCATCAGATAATCGAAATCTGACATTTACCTCTTTATCTTTCTTCCCAGTTCTTATAAATGCTTTTACTGTAGTCATATATTCTCTGTTATATCGGTTGTGCAAATATACATAAATTGCACAACTCAGTTCAAATATTGCACAACATAATGCAATGGCATGCAATATAATATTTTTATATTACTCTGATTTTTAATATAATGTTATATGTATTGGTTTTATAGTATTTTATATTCCGAATCGCAACGGAATCACAAGGAAAAAACCGCAAATGGCTAAAAAAAGCTTTTGCGGTTTTCTTGTTTTAGAATTAGAAAATGTCCGCATTTTGTCA